GCGGCCCTGGCTGCGTCCCAGGCTGCGGCCCTGGCTGCGTCCCCGGCTGCGTCCCAGGCTGCGGCCCTGGCTGCGTCCCCGGCTGCGTCCCAGGCTGCGGCCCTGGCTGCGTCCCCGGCTGCGTCCCCGGCTGCGTCCCTGGCTGCGGCCCAGGCTGCGGCCCTGGCTGCGTCCCCGGCTGCGGCTAGCTCCTCATCAGTAGCCTCTCCGTTAGAATGGCGCCATGCCACATCCAGCGCCGTCTTGCTACGCTCATCCTCCATTAAATGTTCGACCTGCCGCGCTGCCCACACTGCAAACTTACGCCATAGGCCGTGGTAGCTTTCCGGTGTGCATCTGAGAGCCCATAGACAGTCATCCAGGTCGTTAGTATCCAGGATATCCGACAGGGGGAACTGATCACCATCGGCAACGGTTTTCCCTTTGGCTTTCAGCAGCTTGCGCCATCCATCCGCACACGGGTTGTGCTTATGAATCTCGCCCAGTGTTATCATTATTTTGCCTGACATTTCCTTTTCTCCTTTGCTTGATTTCTGCAAACAATAAGAGTAAATTCTCACACAGTCAAGTAATATTTTCCACAAATTGGCGCAAACGAGAACCGCAGACCATGAGAAAAAGTGTAGCATTACAACTGTTCGCCCCCGGAGCCAGCAACGCAGAGCAAACTAAAGCCCTAGCTGCGGCACTGGGGACGACAGAGAGCAACATCCGCAAGCTGCCCGAGGAATTGAAGGACAAGCACGGCGACCGTGTTATTGGCGCCTGCTTCCGCCTCGGGCTGGTGAGGATGCCGGCTAAACTAGAGAAGATGCTGGAGGAGTGATGGAAACTGTATATTTCGATACAAATGTAAGCGCCTCTCTGAACATAGAATATGTCAGGTGTGAGGAATGCAATCATGAATATGAATTCACTGCGAGCGTGGACCGCTACGGAGATTTGCAAATCCATGTCGTCCCGCATAAATGCGAGGCCATGGATGAATGAAACAATCGCAACCCTACTAACCCTGTCCATCCTCATAGGCTCCGCGCCTGTGCTGGCTGAGATGGTTTTTGATCTATTAGCAATGAAGGAGAATGGAAGATGAAAAACGGTGATATTCCGGCAATGCCGTTGGCCCGGGAAGTGAGCGACCGGTTCCAAGACGGGTATTTTGACGAGACTGGACTCACAAAGCGCGAGTACTTCGCCGCTATGGCGATGCAGGGGCTTGCAAGTGCATTGAATGGGACATGGTTGCGCGACCGTCAATATACCGCCGAGATGGCAGTCCTATATGCCGATGCTCTTTTGGCAGAACTGGAAAAGGAGCAAGAGAAATGAAGAAAATAATTGTGTACTGGGATGAGGGCACAGGAAGTTGCTATCAGGACGCCAATAAGTTGTGGCATGTCGGTTTGTTGGACTCAACCTCTGAAATTGAGTTGGCAAAAGAGACGATTGGAGTCTCCAGCTCAGAAACCCCAAGTAACGAAGTGGTTGTCAAGTTGGTCACGGCGGGCATGTCTGCCGAAGACATTGTAAAACTCAAGCATGGAGGAGTTCTCTAGTGTCACTAATACTCACAAGACGTATTAACGAGTCAATCATCATCGGAGATGATATCCGCGTGACTATCGTCGAGGTAGACCGCCGATCTCATCAAGTGAAATTGGCAATTGACGCTCCGCAATCGGTTGCTGTAGACCGGGAGGAAATCAGGATCAGGAAGCAGAGAGGAGAAGGGAAATGACAGAGCCAAACGTAATCCTAGCCAGGTGCGGCGAGCATATCGCCATGATGTGCTATCCATCCGAAGTGCTGCTGACCGACGGCCAGGCGCTGGGGGTGGCTGAGGAGATTGTGGCGCGGCTCTCTCGTGAGTCCCTGCAACTGCTGGGATGCCGTATACAAGAGGTGCTAAACGAGGGGCTGGGGCACAAGTCGGAGACAAAGCAATGAAAATCGTCAAGTTCGAAAACGGAATGTACGGGATTAGGAGTTCCTGGTTTTTGGGATGGAGGTTTGTAGATTTGCGTTGTCCTGGATGCCGGTGGAAGTCGGGAGACAGTGACTTTAAGGACTGTCTTGGTACTATTGATCAATGCCTGGAGATTAAGGCGACGCTGGAGACGCTAGGGAAAACTCTAAAATATGAAATAGTGCCAGAAGACTGATTTCCTAAGATAGATTATAGGCCGCCACAGAGCGGCCTTTCTTATGCCTGGAATTTGGTGGGCCGCCAGGGATTCGAACCCCGTTCTGCCGGTTATGAGCCGGCTGCATCTACCGGTTATGCTACCGGCCCTGATTAGTATGTGGAGCCCGAGGCGAGGATTCGAACCCGCAACCTCCCGGTTACAAGCCGGGCGCTCTGCCAATTGAGCTACAAGGGCTAAGGTGCCGCACTATTCACGGCAGTCAGGCATATCAAGTTTGACTAACATGGTTTTCGCGGTATGCCAGCATCATTCCATGTTCGGTTGCAGCTCCGACCGGGTAGCCGGCATGTGGTTGCGCCGCTGATGCGACCTGCAAGGGTCGACCCGACGTCCTCCATGTCCCCGCCCTAATGGGGACGCTGCAATTGGGTTGCAGCAGAGCCAGGTAGCCGTGCATGGCGGTCCTACCTGGGTGCTGCAATTCGTCTGCGGTGCCGGCGGCAACCATCCCGGCTTGCCCTAGAAGTGTTCCAGTCCATCTTCGGGCCGCTACACTGGTTTCGCTGCCCGTCGCCACTGGGCATTCACCGCATTGAATAGCGCTCGGTTACAGCCGGATTCGAACCGGCACCACGGCCATCGCCATTGCCGTCATGGGCTTTCGCCGAACAGTCCTAAGAATCGGATGCTACCGTTACACCATGCTCCGAGCGCTAATCAATGCCACCTCATATACCGGAAGCGGATCGGTTAATTGGTGGAGCTTCTGGAATCGAACCAGACCCGAAACCGGAATACAGCTGATATCCGCTGAATCGTCCGCACCAGCGCGTTCGCCCCATAATTGGTGGAGACGGTGGGAATCAAACCCACCACACAATCCTTGCAAGGGATCGTCGCCGCTCTTGGTACATGCGTCCCCGAATTGGTGGAGAGGGCCAGCGCTACCCGGCAGCGTCTTCACCGGTGAGCCAAGGGTTACTGTTCCTCGGGCTACGCCCTGCATCCCGGCTTTACACTAATCACAGTAACCTGATTGCCCGCTTGAGCTACCTCCCCGTACTGCAAAGCCATTTTACATCCCCTTCACACAGAATCAACAGGGATAGAGAGAATATTCCGCCAATATTTTGATAAAGTGCTTGCATGTGTGAAATAGTTTGGCACTATACGCAAGTCGGCAACGCAATGAGGATATATAAATGGATGCTTGGGAATCACGCCTTGACGCCCGGTTGGATGCACTTGGAGCCGAGCCCACAGAGGACCAGCAGCAGGCTTTGGCCTCCTGGGTTCAAAATAATGTACCTGCGGCTTTTTGGGGTTCTGTAGCCTGGCGCCTCCCCGGGGATCTTTGCACTGACTTCCGAATGATGTCTGCGGAGTGCGGATTTTAAAATTTCCCCGTCAAAAAACTAAGCCGGCGGTCACTGTAGTATACAAATCAATCAACAAGAGGATTTATCAATATGAAACGTTATTGCGTTTGGGGCATAGACAAAAGCTACCGTTGGAAATGGCAAGCAGCTTTGGTCGCTGGCTGGCTTGCTTTCAGGAATCGCCTAATGCAGGGGGGGTAATGACCCCATCCCAACAAGCCAAGGCGGCGGGGCTCTCCAGCCTCGCCGAGGTCTCCAGGATGACCGGCCAGAGCCCGCAGACCCTGAACAACTGGAGCCGAAGGAAGCCCGATCTGTTCCAGGTTGTGATAGCTGGATGCGCGTCGATTAAGCGAGGGGCTTGACTCCATGGGATAAGCTTGGATAATTGGCGGTGAATTGCTGGCTGGTACCCGGCACCAAAAAAGTGACGACAAGAGCCCAGAAATGGGCCGCTGGCATACTGAGAGATTCGTCACCCTCTCAGTCCCTGGTACCAACGGCGGTCAATTTCTGGGTTTTTGTTTGCCCGCTATTTGCCTCCAGCCAGCTCCTAACACCAACAAGGAGCTACTATGCAAGACCTTATCACCGATTCAGAGCCCACCATGGGCAGCCTTGAATTGCTCGAAATCATCAACAAAGAACGCCGTGACGCCGGCCAGGTAGAGGCGCGCCGTAATCATTTCCATGATCGCGTTTCCGATGAGCTTGAGGGTGAGCACTACCAAAAAATGGTAGTAGAAAATTTGAACGGGACAACAACCACAGCTTTCATTCTCAGCAAAGACCAATGCATGTTGGTTGCTATGCGTGAATCCAAGGCCGTCCGCCGCAATGTGCTGGAAAGGTTAAAGCGGCTTGATGCCAAACCGAAAGAGCCAACATGGATTGCCAACCTAAGCCCACAAGCTCGAGTCGCAATTGCTGACCTTAACCAGCAGGTAGAGCAGCAGCAGGCCCTGATCGAGGCCCAGAAGCCAGCCGTAGACTTCGCTGAGCGCGTCTCTCTGGCTGACAAGGGGGTCAAGCTGGGAGTGTTCGCCAAAGCATCCGGCCTGGGCCCGGTCAAGATATTCGAGATCCTGCGCGATATGGGGATACTGATGCGCGGCGGCGACCGCCACAACCTGCCGAAACAGGAATACATTGACCGGGGATACTTCCAGGTGCGACAGACAACGTATGAGGCCAACGAAGAGACCCGGATAGGCCATACCCCTCTGATAACCGGGAAGGGCGAGCAGTGGCTCACAGGGCGCCTTCTGAAGGAAGGAGTTTTGAAGGCCGTGGCACACTAGAGCGCCCGGCCTCTCATTCGAGCGAGTACGGAAGGTATTGCATCGGTTTCATACAGGGGTATAATTTGTTCACGCACTGGTGACACGGTGTAAACAATTGCATGGGCTGAGAATCTTCTGATCTCCGGCTCCTGTGCCGTAAATCATTACCGTCCCTTGGTAGCTCTTGCAGCGGCAAGTCACCCAGGGCCGGAGATCAGAGGGTTCTCAGCATGTCCACAGATGACAAATTCACACTCCACCTACTATCTCAAGTATCTAGCCATTTAGGCGTCAATAACGTCGATCTTGCCAGTGCCATATGCCTGCTGGATGATCGAACGCTGCTTGAGGCAATATTCAAGGACATTGCAGCCCGCAAGAAGTTTGAGGGCTAACGATGAATTTCTATCCTTTCCATATCGGCGATTTCCGCAGCGCAACACCCCATCTGTCGGATGCGGAAGAGCTTGCTTATCGCCGCGCGCTAGACTGGTATTACGACACTGAGCAGCCTATCCCACTGGAAACCCAGTGGGTTGCCAGACGGTTGCGGGTGGATACCGACACCTTACAAACTATACTTGATGACTTCTTTATCAAGACAGAAGAAGGTTGGAGGCACCACAGATGTGATCAAGAATTGTCCAAGTACAATGAGATAGCAGAGAGAAATAGGCTAAACGGGAAAAAGGGTGGCCGCCCGAAAGCCAGTAAATCCGGGCATAAAAACCCAGTGGGTTCCCAGTCGGTTACCATCGGGTTGCCACTGGAAAGCGACCGTGAAGGCAACCAAGAACCATTAACCATTAACCAAGATAAAGAAAATGGTAGGTCTGACGACCAACCCCACCGCCAGGAACTTGTTGAAAAGGGATTCGAACACTTCTGGAAAACCTGGAAGGCGGAGAAAAACCGACTTGGCAAAGTGGATACCTCGGCAAAGCGCCAGACTTTTGAGAAAAAGTGGAAGCCCATGTTCAACCACTCATACTGGTTGACCCATACCCAGGATGACTATCGGGCAAAAGTGAACCAGATTTGTGAGTTTGTGGTTGAGGCGCATAGTGTTGAGGGGTTCAATCGGTTCGAGAATATGCAAACCGGGAGGTTCTTCACAGAAAAACAATGGGAGGATAAATAATGAACAACCCATTAAACCAATCGGAACAGGATTCACTTATCGCCACCGAGCAACACACGTTGGGCGGGATGCTGATCAACCCGGCTTGCATCGAGGACGTGCTAGAGATTGTCGGAGACGGAGATTTCCTGAGTGCGCAGCACCGCACCATAGCCGGGGCCATCCAAGCCCTAGCAGCCCAGTCTCACCCGGTGGACGTAGTGACCGTAGCCGAGGATCTGACGGGCCGCGACTTGCTAGAGGCATCTGGTGGCCTGGTATACCTCGCCGAGCTATGCGAAAACTGCCCCGGTGCCGCAAATGTGCGAGCCTATGCCCGGATGGTTGCCGACCACAGTCACCGGCGCCAGTTGCTGGCAGCTCTGGACGAGGCTGGGAAGGCTGTCTACGCCGCCCCTGTACGCCCTGTGGGCGACGTTATAGCCTCGGCCTATGCTACCCTAGCGGGTCTGGAGAAAAGCCGCGATACGGGCTTAGGGCCCCTACAGATTGATTCCGCCGCCAAAGAGGTCTTGCAAGACTGGCAAGCCCTGGAGGCTGGGGAACAGGTTAGGCGTACCCATACCGGTTGGGATAACGTCGATAGACGCCTGAAAGGCTTGCGCGGCGGGGAGCTTGTGATCCTCGCCGGCACAACGGGAACCGGCAAGACGGTAACGGCCATGCAGATAGCAACCCACAATGCTCTACAGGGAAACCGGTCTCTAGTTTTCTCCCTGGAGATGAGCCGCCGTGAGCTATACCGGCGCATGGTCGGCCAGGTCGGCCGCATCCCGGTATTCCTGGCGGATTCGGATAATCCGGAAGACAGAGAGAATTTTTATTCCCACCACAGCACCGCGCTGTCAGTAGCTGTTGGCAAGCTCAAAGGGATAGCTATGGATGTGGACGACCAGGGTGCGCTCCATATCAACCAGATTGCCAGCCGAGCGCGGCGGGCACACAGGAAATCCCCCCTGTCGCTGATCGTGGTGGATTACCTGCAACTGGTACGCGGGGACGGGCAGAGCCGGGAGCGAGAGGTGGCCAGTGTTTCCGCAGGCCTGAAAGCCCTGGCGAAGGAGCTAGACGTACCAGTTATTGCGCTGAGCCAATTCAACCGAGAAGCAGGGAAAGGCGGCAAGCCGTCCATGTCGCAGTTGCGCGACTCTGGGAGCCTAGAGCAAGACGCAGACATTGTTGTCCTACTCTGGCGCGAGGACAAAGACAGCGACGACCCGGTCAACCCAGGTCTAGTGCATGTGATTACCGCAAAGCACCGACGCGGCGAGCCGGGGACTGATTTCCTGAAATCCAAGCTGTCACATTTCCGTATGGACGTGTGGACCGCAGAAGTTCACGAGCCAAAGCCGGAGCCGAAGTTCCGCCAATTTCAAGGCTGAGCAAACTCTAGACACCCTAAAAACGCTATTCGATGACTAGGGCGCCAATCTACGGGCCAGGCTTGCATTGTGGGAATTTATTCTATATAAATACTGAGACTAGAACACAAGCGGACATGAGGAAAAAAAGATGGCAAAGCAATTAACAACTAAAGAGAAAATCCAGAAGAAGCTGGAAGAGGAAGCCGCCAAATACCTTGGGGATGTAGACAAGGTGATTCGTAGGGCCCTGGAAAGCGCAACTCTTTCTCTGATGGGACTTGAGGCGCGTGGTGGCCGGAATGAAATAGACCATTGCAATGGTCGAAATTCCGTCCTGATCGACGCATTTCGCCAGAAGGCGTTAGGCGAAGCAAAAAGGATAGCGCGCAATGTGAAGCTGAGTCCGGAAGAGATTGGAGGCTTTCGGAATGCGTTCAAAAGTGAATATTCGAAACAGGTTTCTGCCGCTGTCCGCAGGGCTGCTCAGGAAAGAGCGGCGGCGGATGCCAAGGAGTTCATAGAAAGCATCCAGATGGATATTGAGCAATATATAACTGAATAGCGAGTCACCCACCAAAACAACCGAGGAGATTTGAAATGGGACAGATACAGTTACAGAACGGTGATTATGTGAATATTTCCGGAGTGGATCACGAAACCCGGATGAGGCTGAAAGATGGGCTTGAAGAGGCATCATCAGGCCGTGAATGGACAGATCTTATAGGGATAGACAATTACCTAGGATTGGATGTTAGGGACGGCTCGGTTTACTCCCATCCGGCTTTCATCCGTCGTGCATTCACAGGCCGCGAGCTAACCGTCTCCCAAGTACTGGGGGAGGAAGAGGCGCAAGAACCGGAAATTGATTGCTCAAGGCCCCAGGACTATGAATATCACGGGAGTGAGATTGTCCACATATGGGATTCCGGGATGTTGGACGGTGAGCATTGCAGGTATCTGATTGCATCTCCATTTGGGAGTGGCTTTAACACCTACTGGGCCGACGCCTGTGAAATAAAAAAGCGCCCCAAGCTCCAGCTCATACCGGGGAAGTGGTATGAGGTTTCCGACAAGGAAGATTTTTCGGGTCCATTCAATGCGGAAGTTTTTCATACGCTGAGAGCAGATGGTGAGTTTGTGTCAAATGCTGGGGTGTCCTGGAGTTATTTCCGCCCAATCCCCAAGGGAATGCGATCACAATTTGTATTTGAGGGTGATGAGCAATGAGCAACGAAACACTGCGGGAGATACTGGATATCTGTCAGCACAGCGATTTTCACGGGTACGCGGCAGCCCTGGGTAGAATTGAGTGTATAGCGGAGACCGCCCTCACCCACCATCGGGCAGAGCGTCAACCGGCTGGTGTTACGCACGAAGTTGACGCCAACCCGACAGATACTCCGCTTACAGCTTGCTACTTCGAGCATCACGTAGCGCCACCAGGGACGCAGCTATTTCTCGACCCCCAGCCTGCCGCGCAGGTGCCGGAGGGGTTAATATATCTACTCCAACAAGCTGCAAGTGTAATTGCTGATAATGCAGATGATTGGGATGCGAGGGTCATTCACCTAGCAATCCAGGATTCGTTAGCCAATTTTCCGACTGTAACGGAATCAAGCCTGGAGTCGAGACTTCCCGAGTGGTTTCCGGATGCAATGCTAGAGGGATTTCATGATAATTTTGCTGAGGGGTGGAACGATTGCAGGCGAGTCATTTTGTCTTCCGCTCCAACGATGACCTCAGTTCAATCGTCAATTCCTCGTGCTGTTCAAGAGCAGCTAGATGGATTGGCCATATTTTCCGGGCAATGTGAAAGCGAATCGACCCGGGATTTTATTACTGCTGCTTTGGAGCGAATAGATGCAGCCAATGCCGCCCCCTCCATAGCGGAGGAGCGGGAGTGGCCCACAGCACTCGAAGAGGAGCCCCCAGAAGGCGTGGAGCTATTGGTCTACTTCGCAGAGGAGGGCCCCTGGATTGCCCGGTGGAACATGACTCTACAGCGTTTTTGCGTGGCACAACCTAGCGATGTCGGGCAGCTACCGGCAGGAGCTAAATGGCAAAAAATAAACCCGCCCGGCCTACGCCGCCCGGAACCGCCTGGAGAAGAGCGATGAGAGATGATATAGAGCAGGACAAAGACGACTACCCGCTCTGGGAGCTGATAGTCTACGGGATATTGCTGGTGGTTGTGTTCGTTGCGATATGCTGGGTGCCGTATGAGTGAAGAAATTTATGCTCGAATGCACCGCCTGGCGAAAGACTACGCCGAAGCGGAGGCCAAGAGGATCTATCTTGTGGAGTTCAGGAAGTCCAAAAAATCAATGCTGATGAAAGCCGCAGAAGTAGCTAAACCCGGCATGTCAGCAGCGGCACAAGAGCGGGAAGCCTACGCAGACCAGGAGTATCAAAATCTCTTGAAAGGGCTGGAAGTGGCCACGCAAAAAGCGATAGAAGCCAAGTGGGAGCTGACAATAATACAAACTCAGTTTGAATCCTGGCGGACCAAGCAGGCCACTGCCAGGGCAGAAATGAATATGAGGTGACATTATGAACCATCTAACAGACAGAGAGCTATCCATTGCTGAGCAATGTAGCTCCCCGTCCTATTTCCTGCAATGGTTAGGATATGAAGCCAAGAAAGAAGAAGTGCAAAGCCTGCGGGAAGAAGTTTCAGCCGTGGAACACTCTACAGAAGTCATGCAGCAGCCTGGAGTGTGCCCTGGAGGTTGGGCGCCAAGAGCGCGAACGCCAGCAGAAGCGGGAAACACGCGACTGGAAAGCGGAGACAAGGCGAAGGAAAGAAGCCTTAATGGAGTCCAGCCAAAGGGATAGGCGTTCAGCGCTGAAGTCAGCACAAAATGCGGTTAACGCCTATGTAAATTGGCGCGACCGCGGAAGGCCATGCATTTCTTGTGATGCCCCAGACCCGTTGCAGCCGCGTTCTCGTAACGCCTCACACTTTAGGTCGGTTGGATCATGTCCGTCACTACGATTCAATCTATGGAATATTAATTCATCCTGCATGAAGTGCAACTTGCACCTGAGTGGGAACATATCAGAATATAAGCCAAGGCTACAGAGTAGGATTGGGGCGGATAAAGTCGAGTGGATAGAATCACAGAATCATGCTCCAAAATATAGCCTAGAGTATATTCGCAGGATCGGAAGAGTATTCCGGAAAAAGCTTGAGCATAAGCGTCAACATGCGATGGACGCACTATGACTCCGACGGAATGGGCTAGGGAGCCTGGCGTTACAGTTTGTGGTGTGACCATAAGGCGTAGAGTTCTTGCAGGTGAAGATCCTAAAGATGCCATCTATGGTGGAAGCAAGACGCTCAAGCGAAGATAAAGGCTTTCAAAGCGCATCAAGAGGGAATATAATCTCAAATGAAAGCCGCATTTAGCATAGTCCTGGCTTTTTCTGCAATGTGCATTTATGAAGCAGCCAGAGAGCCGGAGCCAAGGCCATGGGGCGAGAGGATGTGCGATGGCCATGGGGGCTTAAGGCGTGACCAGGTCGGCCCCCATGGCGAGATAACAGCGGTATGCAATGACGGATGCCGGCACCTGCTGTCACCGTCGATCAATGACAGGATAGGGAGGAAGGGTAGAGATGAGTAACGATAAGATACGAGATGCGTCGGATAAAGCAGATGCCCTTTATAGTGCGGGATACGAAGCTCGAAAGCAGGAAAGGGACTACGATCCGCAGGGATGTAAAGAATGGCAAAACGTCGTAGACGCCCTCGCCCACCATCAGGCAGAGAGCGAGCCGGTCGGGGTGTTTGGTTTTGAGCGTAAAACATCGAATGGGACGCGCGAATTTCAGGGCTACCTGTGCAATGAAGTTCCAGAGCCACGCAATGGAGACCTGCTCTATCTCGGCCCCCAGCCTGCCGCGCAGGTGCCGGAAAGGCTTAGAGAGGTGATTGATTTTCTTCTGGGGGTCGCGCCGCTTGACGGTATTTGGTTTGGAGACGGGATATTCTCAAAAAATGTTGTATGCCGGAAGGGTGGCACGTTCTGGTGGAGAAAAAATCTGTCAGACGCAGTGCTCGCCGCCCCCTCCATAGCGGATAAGCGGGAGCCAATAAAGCTCAAGGATCGTCTACCGACGAAAGACGACGAGGACTGCGAGGGGCGTGTCTGGTTATTTTGGGATGAGAGCTACGGAGATGATCGCGTTACGAGAGCAACAGTGGAGTATGTTCGATTTTGGCACCAGCACCCCGATATGCTCGCTTGGATTCCCACCGGCCTGCGCCGCCCCGAACCGCCGGAGGTGCAGCCATGATCGAAATGATGCTAAGCGAAGAGGAGAAAAACCAGGGCTGGACTTGTGACGCGCTCCCAAAACTAAGCCAGCGGGTTGAGGTGCTAATTCATGACTACGCCGGAAGTTACAGGCTCGTTGCCATGCGCAAACCGTACAAGAAGCCGCCACACAAAGGGATGAAGAAAGGCTGTTGGCGGTGGGTGGATGAAACTGGAGAGCGGCTGGACCGGAAGCGCACCCCATCTGCTTGGCGCCCACTGCAATCTCCGGAGGTGCAGTAATGGAAGCCATAGCCATCTTCCTAATCGCCACAGGCTGCTCTGCCTCTCTAATAGGCATGATGATAGCGGTATATCAAGGAAAGTTCGTGTGGTAGACTAGATAGTATTCTCCCCCACCTGCAAGAGTGCCTATCCTCTACCGCAGGACCGCTTGGCCCATCTGCGTGATGGGCCTTTTTTATTCGAGGGGGGGCAAGCGTTGCTCAAGAGCTGATGCGGCCAGCAGCGCGGTTTTGGGGGGCGGAAGGGGTGTTCCATCGCTCCACCGCTTGCCGCTCTCCCAGCTTTGGTATGTGGGCTTAGTCACCCCCATGGCCTCGGCTGCTTGGGTTTGCGTCCATCCCATGCGGGCGCGCCAGGATTGTAAGGGGGTCATAGATACCTCCTAAGAGGCCCCGCCTGAGCGGGGCGGTGGGCTGATTAGATGTCTTCGCCGTGGGAAATGCGGACGCCGTTGTTGTAATTTTGCATCGCCGCGTTCGCCGCATATGCGCAGCGCTCGGCACGGTCGCGAGTAGTGAAAACCTTGCCGTCTGCGTTACCGTACGGGTCGCGAACCGAGAACCCGCCATCTACTTCTACAACACCAAATATGCCGCTAACTGTTCCGTTGGATACCAAGTTGGATGCAGTGATCATTTCCGTCTCCTTGATTTGTTAAGTGGTCTTTGCTTCAACCACGGATGTAGAATACAAAAGCTAAATCATTAAGTCAACACGATAAAAGATGCCATTTGCGCCAAACTGCAAAAACTGGCATTTATTTCTACTTGACATTGGGTATAATGTGGGCTCAACCCCAAAACCGAGGCAATCCCTATGCCCAGTGGCAACAAGAAGCCCCCGAAGAAGTCCAAGGGCGGTAAATGATCCGTTGGCTATGCCTCTGCGTGGCATGTATAGCTGTGTACTGGCTGCCTGTACTCACCGGCCCGGCGAGCGGGGTGTGGTTTTTTGTAGCCAACTCGTCGTGGTCTTTCTCGCTCTGCATTATGGTTTTGGCCATATCCCGGTCAAAGACCGCTCTCTCCTTGGTGACTCTCGAATCCTGCGCAATCGCGCTCAATCTGATCTGTTTATATCAGTACCTTACCGCCAGGGTATGGTTGTACAGTGTTTACGGCGATGTAATCGACATGATTGTGGCCGCAGAAATTGCGGTACTGGTAATGGGGGCGCCTTGGGATGGAATTCGTAGAATGGTTCACCAACGCGGGCGCTCTAGCCTTAATCGCAGCCCAGCTTATTTGCGTAATCCGCTGGATAATCAAGAGGTTAAGCAGTGATGGCCGCACCAATCGAAAGGGTTGTCGGGGTAAGCGCAGCCGGCGCTAGCGCAGCCCCCACGCCGATGTACGGCGATTACCTGGCAACCCATGGTATATGGCTACTCTCCTACGCAGAGTGGCTACAAGTGCTTGGCGGGCTGTATGTAGCAACTCTCTTGATCAAGATGTGCGCGGGCTGGATACAGAGGAGGGGCAAGAAATGAACCCGATTGGCGCCATAAGCGACCTGGTCGGCAAGGTAATCGACAAGGCATTTCCCGACAAAGACGAGGCCAACCGTATCAAGGCAGGGATTGACGCTCAGTTGATCAACATGGACCTGGAGCAGCTCAAGGCCGCGACAAGCATCATTACAGCCGAGGCCGGAGGCGAATCCTGGCTACAGCGCAACTGGCGCCCGGTGACCATGCTGACATTTGTGGCCCTAGTTGTAGCACACTGGCTAGGCTGGACGGCCCCCAATCTGAGCGAGGAGCAGGTGCTGAAGCTGCTGAATATCGTTCAGGTGGGGCTTGGCGGGTACGTAGTGTCACGCGGAGTAGAAAAGACGGCGAAGATTTGGCGGCAATCATAAACTGGCTGGAGAGTGGGGAATGAGCGTTATTGAATTTCCAGGGCCAAAAGCCCAAGACGTGGGTTTCATGGAATGCCAGTGCTCTGAGGATGCTTGGTTCACGCCTGTAGCTATACCGGACCCGCACCGCCCTCTGATCGTTGGCATCCAGTGCCCAGAGTGCGAGGCATATTTCGACGTTGTAAACGGGATAGTGCAGGATATCCATGGGCAATAAAGTTGTTAACTTCCCTGGGGTCACCCGCCTTGACTTGCCCGCTGACCGAGTACTGGAAGGAGCAACGGGCGAGCTTGACCAAGTGGTCGTCATCGGCTACCACAAGGACGGCAGCGAGTATTTCGCCAGCTCCATTGCAGATGGCGGGACGGTTAACTGGCTGCTGGACCGGATGAAGCTATCGTTGCTGGAGGTGCCTGATGATTGTTGATCTGGAAAGATTCGCTTATGGCCCCAATGCCACACTAGGGCGCCTAATCCTCCCTGGCACAGTCCTGTACACCATAGAGCGCCCTTGGCTGGATAACATGCCGTTCAAGTCCTGCATCCCAGAGGGCGTGTACCAAGCGGAGAAATACAGCTCCCCAAAATATCCGGACGTGTGGGAACTGAAAGACGTACCAGAGCGAACCCATATCCTGATTCACGCCGCCAACTGGGCAAAAGACGTGCAGGGGTGTATCGGGCCTGGGATGGAGTGGGATGGAGCGTGGGGCGTCAGTCACTCCCAAAACGCAATGACTATCCTGCGCACCCTGCTCCCGGACGAATTCGAGATCAACGTAACCCACTACATCCCCCAGTATCCATAGGAGTAAACACAATGCCCCTCAAGAAAGGCGTGACAAAGAAGGTCATTCAGAAGAATATCGAGACTGAAATCAAGGCTGGGAAGAGCCCGAAGCAGGCGGTAGCGACTGCCTATAGCAACGCAGGCAAGCCTAAAAAGTCAAAGAAATCAAAAGGTTAAGAATGGTAGGGCGCCCTAGCGATTACACCGAAGAGACCGCGAAAGCTATCTGTATGCTGATAGCGGAAGGCATGAGCTTACGCAAGGTATGCTTGGAAGACGGGATGCCAGACAAGACAACTGTATTGCGTTGGCTGGCAAGACATGAAGAATTTCGCACCCAATACGCGGAAGCCAAAGAGATTGGGGCGATGGTATGGGCGGAAGAGATCCTTGAGATAGCAGATGACGGCTCCAATGATTACATGGAGAAGCTGGACGACGAGGGGAAGGCGGCGGCTTGGAAGTTCATGGGTGAGAACGTCCAGCGCTCTAAATTGCGTGTTGACTCGCGCAAGTGGCTGCTATCAAAGCTGATGCCGAAGAAGTACGGCGACAAGATCCAGCAAGAACTTAGCGGCCCTAATGGCAGCCCCATCCAAACCAAGGCAACTTTCCAATTTGTGGGCGTGAATGCAAATACAGATACCGGTCCTGGACAAGTTCCGGCCACTGATCGAGAAGCGGAAGAGGGTTAAGATCCTCGTTGGTGGCCGGGCATCGACTAAGACGACGTTTGCCGCTGACTACGTATCTGCCTGTATGGCGTCGGGGCAGTTGTGGTGCTGCGGTCGCGAGTTCCAGAACTCCATCGACGAATCGGTACATAGGACGCTAGCGGATGAGATTGGGCGCCTGGGAATACCGGGATTCACGGTTGGCAAGTCTGACATTGGCCACCAGTCGGGAGGAAGGAACTTCTACCGAGGCTTGGCCCGCAACATCCTGTCCCTGAAGGGCCTGCTGTCTGGTGTTGACGGTCTATGGGTAGAGGAGGGCGAAGGCCTGTCTGATGACACGCTGCGGATAATGACGAGCTCAGTCCGCGCCACGGCCAAGGACTTTGACGATGCCCGGAAGGCTGGCATACCGATTGAGGAGATGAAAAGCCCCGAAATCTGGATCACCATGAACCGGGGCTCTAGGAATGACCCAGTAGCTAAGAAGTATTTGGCCCGCGCAGAGGCAGAATTGGAACGCAGCCAGTACTACGAAGATGACGAGTGCATCATAGTAGAGGCCAACTACAACGATATGCCGACAGACTGGTTTGTCGCATCTGGACTGGAGGACGAGCGCGCAGCTGACTGGAAGAACATGACCCGGCAGCAGTACGACCACAAATGGCACGGGAAATATTTGGAGACGGTGGAGAATGCCATCATTCAGCCGGAGTGGTTTGATGCCTGTGTCGATGCTCACATCAAGATCAAGGGGTTTAGGCCGGAGGGCCAGGAGATTGTCACCTATGACCCGGCAGATAGTGGAGACGCAAAGGCTGTGTGCTATCAGCACGGCGCCGTTGTCCTGGACGTGCGGGATAGCAAGAGTGGTGACGTGACCGACGCAACCCGGTGGGCCTGTGATTTTGCAAGCTCCACAAAGCCCGACATATTCGCCTGGGATGGAGACGGCTTAGGGCTGGGGCTGAAAGGCGAGATAAGCACAGCCCTGGCCGGGAAGAAGATACAGTTAGAGGCGTTCAATGGTGGAGGTGGCCCCGACAATCCGGAGTCCATCTATGAGCCCCTGGATGATGAGGTCAAGAAGGCCAAGAAGAACAAAGAGATGTTCGGCAACAAGCGGGCACAGTATTACATCCTGCTGGCTGACAAGATGCGCAGAACATACCGAGCGGTAGAGCACGGGGACTATGTCAGCCCTGACAATCTGATCAGTTTTTCCTCGAAAATCGAGAACATATCAAGACTGAAGGCTGAGATTTGCAGGATACCGAGAAAGCCGGTGGGGTCAGGTAAGATTTACATACTGTCAAAGCCAGAGATGAAGAAGCTTGGCATTGACTCACCGAACATGGCGGACGTTGTAATGATGGCTCAGCGTCGCCCGGAACCAAAAAGGTCCGAAGTGAACATAGATTTTACAGGCTGGTGAAGCGATGGATTTTGAAGACCACAAAGCGGTAGTTCAGGCCCGCTCAGACTCGCAAGAGGTCGACCACGACCGCCGCGAAATAATGCGTGAGGTGAACTCGTTCGTCACCAATAAGGCGGGCCAGTGGGAGCAATCCATCTGGGATAGGTTCGGCACGTTCGGACGCCCTCGATACACATTCGACCGCACCAAGCCAATCCTAAACCAGATATGGGGAGAGATAGCCGACAACGAGTTCGCCATCCGGTTTAAGCCGATGGGTGGAGGCGCCGATAAAGATACCGCCGAAGTCATGGACGGCCTGGCGCGCAAGACTCAGAACATCTCAAACGGAGAGGATGTCTTCGAGCAATGCGCGAAAAAGTCGATAGCCGTTGGTTTCGCGGCCTGGAGAGTGGAACAGGATTGGCTGGATGTAGATTCATTCGAGCAAGACATTTTCATCCGGCCCATTCACAATGTGATTGACCGGCTATGGCCTATCGGCTACTTCCAGCAGCCGACCGCAGAAGACGCCGACGCCTGGACGCTCGACCATCTGGTAAGCCTGGATGAGTTCAAAGAGCGATTTGGCGAAGACCGGTCACCTATGGCCCTTGGGCAAGATCGGTCCTATGACGAGTACTACTACAAGCGCGAAGGCATCCTGATATCAGAGCTGATCTACAAGCAGCCAGTCACCAAGACCCTGTACCTATCTCCCGAAGGAGACATTCTAGGCCTGGAGGACGCTGAGAAAGAGGCACAGCGCCTCAAGGTTCCGCTTGATGATGACCGATGGAAGAGTCGGGAGCGCACCACCTATGAAATCTGCACACGATTCTATGATGGCTCTGATTGGCTGACTGAGCCAGAGAAGACTGTCTTTGATTGTCTGCCCATCGTGCCGATCTATCCGAATTTCGAGATTGTTGATAACAAGGTCATCACCTGCGGCGCTATTGAATGGTTGATGGATGAGCAACGGGTACACAATTACGCGGTTTCGACTGCGGTTGAGGATGTGGCCCTGTCACCGAAGCCTAAGACATTTATGACCAAGGAGCAGGCTGCCGGCCACGAGAAAACCTTACGAGATATGAATGTCAGCAACTCACCGGTGCAGTTTTACAACCAGGTAGAGGGGCAGAATCCGCCCTATCAAGTCGGGCGCGCCGGACCAAACCCCGCTGTATCCGAGCTGATCGGCATGACTGCGCAGGCCATACAGGCCAGCTCCAACATGTTTGAGGACAGCATGGCCAGGAGCCCGCAAGACCGGTCTGGCGTGGCTATAGAGAGAGTTCAGCACAAGGGCGACATAGGCCAGATCGAGTATTTCAAAGCCCTTGAGCGGGCCATGATATATACCGGCAAGATCTTATCCAATGTCTACCCCAAGCTATACACAGACCGCACTGTTGTACAAATATTGCGCGAAGACGGCGAGTTTGAAGAAGTCACGCTCTATGAGCAGAAGCTCGACGAGGAGCAGGGTGTATACACAATCAACGATTTGAGCAAGGGCTCATATTCTGTTGTCTGCGCCATTGGCCCATCCTATGCCAACAAACAAGAGCAGAGCGCCGATAAAATCATTGAGCTAGGGGCTGTTGATCCGGCGATTGTCCAGTCCGGTCAGGATGTGCTACTGCGCAATATCGACACTCCAGGAATGGATATTTTGGCCGACAGGGCCCGATCCAGGCTGATGAAGATGGGCGAGATCCCAGAATCTCAGTGGACCGATGAGGAGCGCGAGCAAGCTGAGATGGCGGCACAGCAGCCGCCGCCACCAGATCCGGCTGCGATTATAGCCGAGGCGGAGATGGGCAAAGCAGAGGCTCAGCAAACCCGAGAGGAGATCCGGTCTCAGTCAGAGCTGATCAAGCTACAGCAAAGTCAGCAAAAGATGGACTTTGACCAGGCCATGCAGCAGCTGAAGATTCAGCAACAAGAACGAGAGATCGACCTCAAGAGGTCACAGGAGGAATTTGGCGCCGTTATGCAGGCGCAAGAGCAGACGGTCAACATGCTAAAAACCATGGCTGAGACCCTTAATACCCTGCGGGAAAGCATGGGCGCCGATGCTGTAGTAAGCCCCAGTGCTGCCCAGGCATATGGCCAGCAGGCTGAGGCAATAGCACAAACGCAAGATGATTTACAGAGAAGTTGACGTTTATTTCATTATGAGCAACAATTAACCAGCGACCATTGAGGTTAGGCAATATGAGCGACCAAGCAATCGATACCACTGAATATTCCGCAGATGTAGAAGTTGAGGATCAACAGGTAACTGAGACAGTTGAAGCTGGTGAGCGGCAAGAGACTGTCCAGGCGGAAAAGGATTCTGGTGGAGATGATTCGGGTAATGACTACGTTGAGACCGACGATCCGAAGGTAATAGCTCGGTTCGGCCACCTGACGCGAAAAGCGACAGAAGCGGAGCGCAAGGCTTTGGCCCTGCAACGTCAAATTGACGAATTGCAGAGCAAGCAAAAGCAGAGCGAGTCCCAGCAACAAACACCTCTACAGGAGTTATCTGCGCCAGACCCTGACCTGGCTATCGACAACCCGGAGGAGTTCAAGCGCCAACAGAGGGCGTATGTGGACTACGTCCGGGAAGACGAACGCCGGAGCTACCAGGGCGAGCAGCAGAAGAAGCAGTCTGAAGCGCAGAAGATGCAGGCGCTACAGCAGCGTGTTACCACCTATGTGGAGCGCGCCGATAAGATCGGAATCGCTAAGGAAGCCTTGGCTGATGCCGGCAATGCAATCGAGCAATTCATGAGCGAGGATCTGCGCGATACGATCCTGATGGATGAAGATGGCCCGGCTTTGACCGTCTATCTCCACGAAAACGTATCCGACCTTAGCGCCCTTCTAGAGGCTTCGAAAGAGAGCCCCTACCGAGCAGGGCAAGCCATCGAGCGTCTACGCGGAAAGCTGAAGACAGCGAAAAAACCCAAATCAGATTTGCCGCCCCCGCCGACGACAGTTCGGGGAACTAGATCCTCGGGCAAAGCGGAAGACGGCACCTTATACGAATGAAAGGTGGCTTAAATGGCTAACAACACAGACAGCAACATCACGCTGAAGGTCGCGAGGGGCTTTAAGCCTGGCTTCGAATCTTCCGTGGTGCTAATGAATACCGTCGACACCCAGACCCTTCCGGGTTCCGGTCTCGGCACTCCCGACTTTGGCGAAACAGTAAAGTTCAAGCGCCCGATGCAATACCGGTCCAAAAAGACCACTGACGGCGATATCTCCGGCGGTCCGCGCAACGACCTGATCTTCGGCAGCTCCTTCGGTGAGGTGCAGGAGTTTTACACCGTTGACGTTGAATTCGCGATTATCGAAGAGGCCCTGCGCCTGAACGAACTTGAGGCAGCTCTCAACCCCATCGCAGAGCAATTGGCGGCGGATATCGAGACTGACCTGGGGACGTTCATGATCGAACAGTCCGGGCTTACCTTCGGAGACCCCGGCACTCCCGTTGATGCATGGTCAGATGTGGCCGGCGCTGGCGCACTCCTGAACTCCCTGGGGGTCCCGAATGGCGACCGGTTCTACACCATGAACCCGTTTTCGCAGACCAACCTGGCGGATACTCAATCCGGCTTGGCGTCTGGTGATAACAATCTGGTCAACATGGCGTGGAATCGGGCCCAGATTAGCAGCCGGTTTGGTGGGCTGCGGGCGCTCTCATCCAATTCGCTCAGTTCATACACTGCCGGCGCTCTGGCTGGGGAAACTGGCACAGTGTCTGCGACTCCTACTGCGACTTATGTCGCGGCCAAAGACACCTATCAGCAGACCATCGTACTTACTGGCCTGACTGTTTCAACCGCTGAAGCTCTGCGCCCGGGTGACGTTATCGAGTTCACAGATAACAACCGCAACTATATCAACCTGAAGACCCGCCGCACCGTAATGGGCGCTGACGGACTTCCGATCAAGTGGCGTGCTACCGTTGTAACTGGTGGCGGCACTGATGGGTCTGGAGATGTGACTGTGACGGTTGCCCCTGCCGCTATCAACGAGGGTGCTACTGGCCAGTACAACAACATCTCAAGCCCAATCACCGCTGGTGACGCCTTCGAGATTTTGGGCGCTGCCGATACCGAGTATCAACCCAACCTGTTCTACCATAAAGCAGCGTTTGGTCTGGGATTCGTGAAGTTGCCCAAGCTGTACAGCACTGATACTGTGATGACCATGCAGAATGGTGTATCGATCCGTATCAGCCGCTACGCTGACGGTGATGTGAACAAAAACATTGTTCGCTTCGACGCGCTACCGGCCTTCGCCTGCTTCAACCCGCTCTTTGCGGGCCATGGCTTCGGCGTTGCATAAACCTGACGGCCCTTCGGGGCCGTTTTCTCTTAAGAGGGACGAACAATGTCCATTCCACGCGACCACCTTGGCCAACCCCTTATGTGGCTTCTCAAATCGATGACTGACAATTAAGGAGGTCATATGCATATCTCTTATTTCCACGGGACAAGGGGCGATTATGTTCAGGTTGTCTCGCACAAAGATCAAGATCAAAAACTTAAGGCGTTGGGGTTTGTGCGCTCTGTTGATGATCTTCATGGTGGTGAAAGTGATCCTGTCGAGAAATCCGAATCTCAGGATGATGAGCCGCAACAGGTTGATGTCGAGACAGCAATTCATGAATGCGTCGATAAGAACGAAGTCGAGTCTCTGATTCTGTCCACAATCGGTGTGGATATCGACAAGCGCGGCACCCTAGATACCGTCAAGGAAAAAGCATTTAAGGCTCTAGAAGAGTACCGCAATGAAAGTTGAAGACTTGGTTCGTGACTCTCTCCAGGAGCTTGGTGTGCAGGCTGCTGAACAGCCGATAACTCCTGACCAAATTCAGACCGGGATTCGATACACCAACCGAATGATGACCTCGGTTGATTATTTGAATCTGGGGTTCACCGTCGTCAATGACGCCTCGGACGAGATTACCGTCCCGCCATTCTGCGATGAGTGGATGGTCAAGGCCTTGGCTGTCAGGTTGTCCCCGCAGTTCGGTGGAACTTCGATGCTTCCGAGCATCATGGAAGATCGCGATACAGCTTACTCGAACATGCTGTTGCAGACTGTTGAGGTTGATCCATCCTGTTATCCGTCCAGACTTCCCGTTGGCGCTGGGAATCAGCAAACCGACACAAATATCTATTTCTACCCGGGAAAAAACGAGGTGATCGAAAAAGAGGATGGACAAGACATCCTTACAGAGGAGGGGAAAACCATTCTTCCACAAGACTCTGGTGACGGCTCATGTCCCTGCTAGGAAGAACCGAACTACCGTTCACCAATGGGTTCTACGAATCCAGGTCAAAGGCTCTATCTAGCCAGCGCTGCATTAACTGGTATCCTAATGTTGTGGAGTCGCCGGCCCTAAGCGATGAGAACCTGTATCCCACTGCGGGGGTTGAGCAAGTGGCCACGGCTGGGGGTATTAATCGCGGAGCATTCCTGATGAACCGCCGCCCCTATTTCGTTAACGGAACTCGCCTTTTCCGTCTGAATCGCGAAGTTGGCCCCGACTTGGAAGAGTCGTTTACTGTTGATGACCTCGGGGAGATAGCCGGGACTGGTAGAGTTCGAATGGCGGCAACAGGTCAAGAGCTGGCTATCGTTGTTCCGGGTGTAGCCGCCTATACTTATGTCGATGGCGACCCCGCTCTGGTTGAGATAACAGACCCTGACTTCGACGGCCCTGTTGATGATGTGGTGCAGATCAACAGCTTTTTCGTGTTCTGCAAGACCGACACCAATAAGGTGTTCCAATCCGCTATAAATGACGGCCAATCATATAACGCGCTGGACTTTACCACTGTCACACAGGTTCCGGTTGTTGTTGGCTTGATGGTATTTCGCAACCAGCTGTACATCATGGGCGATTCCCTGACAGTGCCATTCGATCCTGTAGGCGGCCTCAACTTCAACTTCCAGCCGATACCTAATGCTGTCCTAGATATTGGCTTGGCATCGGTCCACGCTAAAACCGTATTCCGCAGTTCATTCGCGTTTGCGGGGAGTGGGGAAAATGCCGAAAACTCTATCTGGCTATTTTCTGGGAGCATGAATCGCATATCTATCGATCCGGTTGATTTCCTGTTGCAGAATCAGAACCCCGACCAGATAGCGGAGTCATTTATGACCATGCTATCCCAGAACGGGGCCGAATTCGTGATGTATACGGTTGGTGATCGATGCTTAGGCTATGACTTGTCGGTGGGCCGCTGGCATGAGCGAGAATCAAGAATAGGAGAGGAGGATTTCCGGTGGCGCGTAAATTCAATCGTGCAGGCATACAACAAAATCTTTGTTGGTGATGCGGTAGATGGGCGTATTGGTCGAATCGATGATGACTTGATGACCGAATACGACAACAGCATGATTCGCACCCTGGTAACGCAGCCATATTTCGATGGCGGCAACCGAGTACGCGCTAAAGGTATCGAGGTTTACACGGACACCGGAAATGGTGATGGTGACTTGATGGGGCTTCGCTGGTCCGATGACGGGGGATATAATTGGAGCAACCAGCTTTTGCGCAGCATGGGGAATACTGGAGAGTATGGGCGCCGAGTAGTATTTGATCGCCTTGGCTCATTCTCCAATACTCGGGTTCTGGAGCTGACGTATACCGGCCCCAACCCTTGCGCTGTAAACAAAATTATGGCGATCACTGGATAATGGACGAGATACTACCCCCACATGATCAGTTGCCCCTAGTAGATAGGGTGGGAACGGGCGAGAACCGGTTCTTCGGCTGGATCAGGGCCATTACGATCAGAATTAATAGCCTGACTCCACTGGAGGGGACGGGAAGCCCAGAGGGCGCTGTAGAAGCCGCTCTCCACCGACAGTACATTGATACCGCGTACCCGGTGGGCGCTACCCTGTATCTGAAGACAACAGCGACCGGTAATACCGGATGGCAGGCGATTGGATGATCATTATTCAGCATGACGATTTCCTCAACCAGTACCATGACCTGGCGCAATATGCGAAACATGCTGAATTCAAAGATGAGGTTAATCCGGCTGATGGAGTTGTCTACCCATTGATCTGCCGGGATATCCCCCGGGCCATCTGGGATGATGTGCGCCTAGGCCTGTCTGAGTACATGGGCCAATCCCCAGAGATTCACGCCATGTTCATGCGCCGCAGCCCCGAGGGTGTTAACGTGCCTCATGTGGCCCACCATGACGCGGTTATGGGTCGTTACAGCCTGATGCTGTACTTGGACGATCAGGAGGGTTCAGGGACGGCATTCCTGCGCCACAAGGAATCCGGTATAATGTACCAACCGGAATCACAAGAGTTTGTGGATTTGGTGGTCAAGGATCAGAATGACTTGGACAAATGGGTTGTTTCATCCATGATTCACTCAAAGTCCAATCGGGCCGCGATTTTTGATGCGGGGATCTTCCATTGCGCCATGCCGGTTGGCGGGTATGGACAAGGGAGCAACGCAAGAACCGTACTAACAGCGTTTTTCTCATGATCCGAAAGGCATTTGAATCTGATTTTGATAGCATCGTGGAGCTTTCCCGAGAATTCTGGAAACACACGATGTTTGAGGAGCCATTCGAGGAAGAGCACACGCTCAAGATGGTCGAAATGGCGCGCGAGCATGGATTGCTAGCTGTCCTTGAGGTCGATGGTTCAGTAGAGGGGTTCGCCGCTGGCGTTTCGTCTTTCCTCTTGGCCTCAACCCAGGCAAAATGTGGTACCGAGCTGGCTTGGTATCTCTCCCCCGATCACCGAGGGGGTAAAAATGGTGTAGCGTTGCTTCAGTTTATGGAGCAATTGGCAAAAGAGCAGGGCATCAAATACTGGAACATGGCCTCCATGCAGTCTTCGATGCCTGATTATGTCAATCGTTTGTACGAGAAAATGGGTTATACCCACTCGGAAACGACCTACACCAAGGTACTCTCATGGCAGCAGTCACAGGCGCCGTCGTAGCCGCAGGGACAGCAGCATATACCGGCAAGAAGCAGCGAGATGCGGCGAAGAAAGCCTCTAGACGGCAAGCTGAATCCGCAGAGGCGGCACAGGATCTGGTTCAGCAAAATGTTGAACGTGGCCTCACTGGCCTTCAAGAAGGTTTTGGAGGCGCGCAGGAAAGTATTACCGGCGGCACCGAACAGGCGCGCCAGGCTCTTTTAGGCGGCCTGGACCCCACTCTCGCTGAGTTAACCACAGGGTTTGAACAAGCTCAGCAAACTCTATCCCCCACCGCCCAGCAAGGTGCCGGCGCATCACAATTGCAGGCTGCGCTATCCGGCGCGCTTGGGCCTCAAGCTCAGCAGCAGGCTATTAGTGACTTCCAGTCTTCTCCCGGACAAGACTTTCTCCAAGGTCGGCAAGAGCAGGCCCTTTTACGCAATCAAGCTGCGCTCGGTGGTGGTCTTGGGCAATCCGGCCAGGTTCTTTCCGCCCTCCAGGAGCAGGCAGCCGGGTTTGCCGCCCAAGACTTCCAAAACCAATTTGCCAGACTTGGGCAGATCGCCGGTCGCGGGGACGCTGCCACAACCAATATTGCCAATCTGCAAGCACAGCTTGGACAGCAGAGGTCAGGGCTTCGCGGAGGCCTTTCTCAGTCACTGGCCGGCCTCTCCCTGGATGAGGCTCAGCAGGTGGCGCAGCTTCAGAGAGACCTAGGGACCAGCCAGGCCAACACCTTGATCCAGCAGGGGACAACTCTAGCCGGCCTTGAGCAAAACCGGGGCGCCGCATTGGCGGGATACGATGCTTTCCGGGCCCAACAGACGCCGCCAGTTGTTCAGGGGCTGCAAGCCGGACTATCAGCGTATGGTGGGCTAGGTGGGCAATTCAATTTTTCGGGCTTCGGCCAGAGCAATCCAGGAGCAACGCAGGCCGGATATAGCGGCCCCGCGTATCAAAACTGGATAGCGGCTCAAGGGGGCTAATATGGCTAATGGGTCAGTTTTATCGGGCATTCGCCCAAACAATGAGCCTGTCAATTTGGTCGGGAGCTTTTTGTCCGGGCAGCAGGCGCGCCAAAGTATTCTTGCTGGCCAGCAGGATCTGGAGCAGGGCCAGCAACTGATGGACATAAGGGCTCAGAATCAGCAACAGCAGGTCACCCGAGCTCAATATGATGAGGCGGTCCAGAGGGCTCGGATCATCAACCGGATAGCCCGGCAGGTGCGCGATATTCCATCTGAGCAGCAGAGAGGGGAGTTCGTCCAGCGCCTTGACCCTGAAATGTTGCAGTCCGTAGGGATTGACCCGGCGCAGGTGCAGGGTGTGGGCCTTAATGATCGTGACCTAGACGCTCTGATTGGACAAACACAGGCGGTTCTACCGGATGAGCGGGGGTCGGAGCTTACCGCAGGCCAGCGGGAACGTCAGGATCTGATGCGCGACATTGAAGGCGGTATTGATCCTGCTACGGGCCAATTGAAGCCTGAGAATCAACTAACGGCTAGACAGCGCGCTGCCGCTACTGCGCTTGGACTCACAGCAAGGGCTGGAACCGCAACAGCAAGAGAGCGAATTGCAGGTGACCAAGCCATCACAGAGCAAGTTGCGCAGTCAGAGGCAGAGATTAAAGATCGCGTAACCCGCGCCGAACAATCGGCTAAGGACGCGCAAGGCCAAGTTAAGGAGTACTTCACGACTCTCGGCAACATCCAATCAAATATCGGGAACTACAATGAGGCTATTGGCCTAATTGATGAGGGTGCCGGTACTGGTGTGATTCAGAGCCGCCTGCCGAGCACCCGTGCGGCGTCACAGAAACTGGATAACCTCAAAAATCGATTGGGCCTTGATGTGATTGGAAACACCACATTCGGCGCCCTTTCAGAGTCCGAGCTTGCGTTTGCGATTGACACTGCGTTACCGACTAATCTCGAAGGCGAAGAGCTGAAAGCGTGGTTGGTTGAAAAGCGGAGTGCGCAAGAAAAGCTTGCCAGCTACATCAATAACGCAATTCAGTTCCTGAATGTGCCAGGCAACACGTTAGCTGATCTCGCGGCAACGGGCCCGGTCGGCGGCTCTGTGCAGCAACCCGGACAAGTTCAGGAACCACAAACGCCCCAGGCTGAGGCAATCACGCTGCCCAATGGAATTGTAGTCCGGAGGGTCCAATAATGGCCCGGTATGAGATAAACGGCCAGATCTATGAAGTTCCTGACGAGGTCCAGGGAGAGCGGCTTGTCCAGACGCTAACCATGCTGTCTGAGCAGACCGCTGCGCCCATCCAGCAGCCTGTGCAACAGCCGGAAGCGGCCCCACAGCCACAAGCAGAGGAGAGGGGTCTCCTTCGGCGCCTTGTCACAGACCCAGCCCTTGAAACCGCCGCGGCAATCAACCGGGGGGTCTCACAGGCTGCTGATTTTCTGACCACAGACCAAGCAAACGCGATTCTCCAGCTATCAGGATCTGATCGCCGCGTACCCTCGATAACTGAGGCGCTATCCGCTGGCACTGCTGGCGGATTCATGCAGCCCGGTTTGGCTCGGGAAGTGGTGCGCAGTGGTGGCGAGCTAGTAGGGCCGGGCGCGCTTGCGGGGACTGGGTTCCGGGCCGCTGCTCAGCAGTTGCCACAATTCGGGCGCGCCGGGGAATCCCTGTTGTCTGGCACTATTCGGCAGATGGGCGCCTCTACTCTGGCTCAGGACGTGGCATTTTCGGCCCTGTCTGGTGGGGGTGCTGCGCTTGGTGGCGCTGGTGGTGAGGCGATAGGAGGGGAAGGCGGGCGCCAGGTGGGTGAGCTTGTGGGCGGCCTAGTGGCTCCGTTGGCCGGTGGCCTAGCAGCACAGAGAGCGCGCCCGCGCACTGCACAAGAAGAGGTCCAGGTTCCTCTCAGGCCGGAAGAGGAAGCGGTGATAGATGATTTCTCGAGGGCAACTACCGGTAGGCCCGAATTGGAGGCCCCCGCAGTAGAAGCCCCATCATCCGCAATAACTCCAGAACAGGCTGCGAGGAATCTCCAGCGGGAAGAGGCATTCACCAGGCTTGGTACGACGCCTACAGAGGCACAGCGGACCCGTGATCGCGGTCTATTTGTCCAGCAGCAGGACCTTTTCAAGCAGGGTGGCCGCGTAACTGAAAAGCTCGAGGGGCAGGAGGAAGTGTTCGCGCAGCGCGCCAGGGAGGCCCTGCAAGGCACTGGAGGAGATCCGTTTCAGGCCCCGTCATCGCCTATCGATACGGTGGTAACCCGAGCCCTGCGGGCAGATCAGAGAATCGGGGAGCTGTATAGGCAGGCCCGGGAAGCTGCGCCAGATGCGAAAAACGTCAGGTTTAACAACTCCTCCAGCATCCTGCGGCAATTCGCGCCTGACAATGAGCTGAGCGGCGGCGTCATCTCCTCTCTTCGTGGCGCCATGGAGCAGAGTGGTGCCCTAAAGGGGTTCAGCCCCTCGGGTCGCGTTTCAGTGGCTTCAGCAGAGCGTTTACGACAGACCGCTAACGACATATTCCCCAGCACCAACTCCCGTGGCAGGGAGATTATCCGGCGGTTCAAGGATGCGCTTGACGAGGATGTAGGGTCGGCAGCGGGGGAAGACTTCTTTCGTGGCGCCAGGGCCGCAAAAGCATCTTTTGAGCGTGGCCTTGATCGAGAGCGATTCAACAAATTTGACGAGCGTGACGTTAATATCGTTCGTGACATTCTGACAAATCGTGTCACTCCTGACGATATACAGCAGGGTGCATTATCCCGGGCCGGCTCAAGATACAAAGCTCAGGATCTAAAGGAGCTGCGCCGATATCTAACCGCCCCAACCGGCGACGAGGGCCTGGCCGGTGAAAAGGCGTGGGACGATATACGGGCGGCGGCCATGCAGGACGTGGTATCAAAAGCTTTCGGTGGCCCTCTGACTGAACGTGGGACGCAATCTCTTTCCAGAGCTGGGATAGAGCGCGCCATAAAATCGGTTGGTCGAGAAAAATTCGATGTGCTTTTCAATGAGCCCGAGAGGAAGTTTCTGGCAGATTTGGCAGAAGTGGCAACATTCAAGGAGCCCGTTCCGGGTGCTCAACCTGGGTCGGGTCCAAGCGGTCAGTCGATACAGAATGCAGCCGCAAAACTGGATGAGAAGCTAGACAGAATCCTTGGGTTCAGGGTTCCGGTCGTTTCTTCCGCACTTGGAGCGGCTCAGACTCGCCGTGCAGAACAGCAAATTCTGCGCCTTACCGACGACATAGCAGCACTGGAGCGAGCACAGACGCGAGAAGCTATGCGTAGGGCTAGAAAGTACGGCGGCGAGGCGGGAACCACAGTTGGATTAACTGATGTGCTACTACAAGACCAACTAGGGCAAGAGCCGCAAAACCAAGACGCGGATCAATCCAGAACAGCAGTGCAAGCGCAATGATTTGCATAGGACACCTTTAAGATGAGCAGATTTGTAAACCCGGTTCCACAATATTACCTGAATGATGGTTCAGTTGCATCCTCGGGCAAGCTGTACTTCTACGAGAACAAAGATCCGAACACCAAGAAGGACACTTTCAACGACCCTATCGAGACTATAAAGAACACCAATCCTGTCTTGCTTGATGGTGAGGGAAGGCTGCCGCCAGTTTTCGGAAGCGGTCGTTATACTGTTGTATTCAAATCTAACAATAATATTCAGCAATGGTCACGCGATGATGTTGACTTAACTGATCTTCTTGGTCAGTTCTCCGACTGGTCGCCTATAATTTCTTACAGAATAGGGGATATTATAAAAGGTTCCGATGCAAATTATTATGAATCCTTAACAAATAATAACTTGGGTAACGATCCAGTAAGCAGCCCAACTCTCTGGGAGGAGTTGGCTTTTATGTCATTTTGGAATACAAATGCTACATATTCACAGAACGACATTGTGATTCACAATGGAAATTTTTATAGATCTGTTAGTGATGACAACGTGGGAAACCAGCCAGAACAATCATCAACGGATGTTTGGGCAGACACAAACGAGCCGAGACGGTGGCTATCAACAAGAATATATCAAGATGGCGACTTGGTTATTCATAACGAATCAATTTGGGTTTCGGATATAAACAACAACACAAATTCAGAGCCCGGGTCATTTGGCAATTCTGACTGGAGGGATCTTGTCACAACTAGGACGCGTGTTGCTCTTTCTGGTGCCAGTTCAACCATAAACTCAGGATTCAATAACACATATTTTTGGAATGACACTGGCGGCCATGAGCTAACAATAGGGCTTGCGGATTTTGATGAAGGCGCAACAGAAACAATAATAATATGTGATCCGGACTCTCCAAGCAGCTTGACACTAAAAAGAGAGTTCATCGCAGGGGTAACTCTAAAATGGGCATTTTCAAGTGTCGATACATGGGGCGGTGCAAGCGATTCGTATGAAATAAAGCCAGGAGAAACATTAAGACTGGTTTCGACAGAAAGCGACAATTTTTACAGGGTATTCGCCGACAATGGGGTATCAGAGGTTATTGAGCTTGGTGGAGACTTTAGCACACAGGAAATAACATTGAACAGAAATGGAGATGTTGTCAACATCACAAGCGATGGAGTGTTGACGCATGCAAGCCTATCGTTTGTTTCTTCTGGAGCTGTGATCCCAGATCTATATGCTCCAGATCCAGTAGAGGCTACAAATGTTTATGGGTTTGATGCATCTATAGTTTACCAGGTAATTGTCGATGGTTCGGCATCCACCTTTAATCTTTTGTATTCCGATTGGGCCGGCTCATCTTCAAGCACCATATCCTCAAAGTATCAAGTATCTATAACATACAAGGCGCAATCATAAGGTTAGGTAGATAGAAATGCCAAAGAAAAGCACATTCACCGGTATAACCTCAGTCCCATCGAACTATTTCTTTGATGTGTTTGGTGGCGGATTCAACAGCCGGATTTCAAAGCCTAACCTCTTCGCGCAGATCGAGAAAGAGATCGGAACGCCTGGCGTTGTATCCCTGAATGATCTGCCGGGAGCTTTGCAGCTGATTGCCGGCACAAACATGTCTTTGGCTATCAACCAGGCAGAGGGAACCTTAACCTTCAACAGCTCCCTGACGCCGGAAAACATGCAGTCTATAACTTTCGATACTGCTGCCGGCGCCACTGTTACAGAAGGAATGATGGCATGGAACGATACAGATTCCACTGTAGATATAGGGTTGAGTGGCGGCGTAGTTTTGCAGACCGGTCAAGAGTTCGTCATCAAGGTTAGAAACGAGACGGGAATCACTCTTGTTGATGGTGAGGCCGTCTATATCACAGGCGCCACAGGGACCAGAACAGTTGTCGAGAGAGCACAGGCAAATACAAGCGCGGCTAATTTAACTATTGGAGTTACAACTCAAACAATAGAAAACAATTCTACCGGGTTTGTGACCATATTTGGCTATGTTCGAGATCTTGACACTTCTGCGTGGCCGGAGGGTGACGAGCTTTGGCTGTCTGATAGCGTTGCAGGTGAGATAACAAATGTTAAACCAGACCCTCCTAGCCATGCGGTACATATAGGTTTTGTTGTTCGCTCAAATGCAAATGAGGGATTCATATTTGTCAGGATTGTTAACGTAGAGTCCCTGGAGGATATTCATGATGTAGACGCGGCGTCTCCACAGGGTGGCGAAGGTCTTGTATTTGATCAGGCAAACTCGACATGGGTAAATGTTCCGGTTTCGTATTCGATACAAAGTACGGAATCTTCCTTTGGCACGATTCGACGCAGTTCTGAGTGGACTTGGTTTACGGCAACGGGCGATGGCCTAGAGTTGTATAGCTCTACTGCGGCCAATTCGGGCATTTATGGTGAGGCCGGCTCGGTCACCGGGATACCAGTAGGCGCCGGTACATTTCTTGGCACAAGCACGTCGTCGGACGCTTCCGCGCGTCTAAGGACATCTCTGTCATTTAGGCTCGGGTTCGGTCCTGCACGGTTCAGGACAGACGTAGCTGTTGGTGCTCTGAGTGACATAACAGAGACCTATGCGGTTGCGGTCGGACTCCACGGAGGGGCGTTTGATACGGTAAGTGATGACGACGAAGCTTTATTTCGCTACACCGATTCGGTCAATAGTGGAAACTGGGTCTGTGCCTCACAAGATGCGGGAGGCGGTGAGGAGATTACGAATACCGCAGTGTCTCCCACAACAGGCAACACTCGCCAAGTCTTGGAAATCGTCGTCAACGCTGATGCCACTGAGACTGAGTTTTATATCGACGGCGTATTGGTTGCGACCCATACAACTGTCCCGACCGCACCGCTGCGTCACGGAATGGTGATCAATAAGCTCGCGGGAACAACTCAGCGGTTGTTACGCCCATTAGGTGCCGGCTGGGACTATGAGTTTACAGACCCTATTTAATGAAAAGTAAGAATATTATTCTATCCCATAGAGAAGGGTGCGGTTATGCCAAGAAAAAGCAATTTCATCACTGACGCCGAAGTCCCAGACGGTCACTTTTTCGATACGTTCGGGAATGGCGTAAACCGGAAGATCTCAAAAGAGAATCTATTCTCGCAGATACAGAAGCAGGCCCAGACCTACTATTACGACAGCGAGGACGATCTAAAGGCGGCCAATCTTGAGGCTGACCCTGATAACCCTATCTATGTGCGCGTGGCACCTTCCTGGAGGCTCTACAGGATCACTTCGCTTGCCCCTGTTTCTCCGTTAGATATTCCCCTCGACAACGGAGCTACGGCAACATTGGATAGGCTCGAAAACCTCCAGTTTGTCAACAAGCAGGACATGGTCGACTCCCCCTATCTAAAAGAGGGTGACATTGTTCACACGGCTGGATATTTATCCCCTGGAGGCGGCGGCGGGAACGATTATGAAATTGTAGCCGCAGGCACCGGGACAGATGACGGCGGATCATTTATTGATCTTGCGGGTGGTGAGTTGCAGGCTAAGGGGCTGTTCCCCGATAGGAAAGTGAATATCCGTCAATTTGGCGCGGCGCCTGTGATTGCGGATAATGCAACAGCCATTCAGAACTCTATTGATTACGTCGTGTCGTCAGGTATTAAGCGATTAAGGGTTCCGGCTGGCGCTTATACTATACTAACCACGCTAAATATAAAAACTACAGGAATTATGCTGGAGGGGGATGGCCATGGTTCACTTCAGAGCACTACGCCTGGACAAGCCTCCACTATCGTTTGGGGAGGTGTTGCTACCACAATGATTCGCTATGGTGATGGGGGCACCACAACAGTCTTTGCATGTGTTGTTAAGGATTTGGCTCTCGATGGTAATGACGCCGCGCTACACGGGTTTCTGCTAGATGATAAGTGTGCCAACTTCCTGTTTGATAATGTCCTAGTATTCGATGTGTTTGACTGCTGGAATCTTGGGGAAAGCTGTTTTGCATGCCGCTGGACTAATTGCGTATCGTACGGTTTCGAGTCCTACGGCTGGAGGTTGCGGGATAAGTGTCACAACTCTAACCTTGTGGGATGCAAGGCATGGGGAAGCTCCACTAAAACGCCTTTACGTAGCGTGAGAGTTGGTGAAACAGAGGGGTGTAATAATATAAATTTCTATGGCTGCGATTTTGAGACTTGGAATGTTTCCGCTCAAGTTCTAATCGATAATGCTGATGCGGTGAATTTCTTTGGCGGCTACATGGAGGCCAAAAATGCGAATACGCTTTACCAAATCCAGCTGGGGACAACGTTCGCGGGTTCTTTTGTAGACGGGTTTTGCATTCACGGCGTTAGAATGATTGGAAACACTGCTGGGGCACATGCTATTCGGCTAGCAGCTTCGCGAAACGGCTCCATTTCTGGTAATTTTTCGGCAGGCTTTACAGATAATTTTCTGTTTGTGACTTCCGGAGGCAATAGTAATATTTTGCTAGGACCCAATACCGTTGGCGGTGGCATTACCGAGGCATCTAATTACAGCGGCATTATAAAATACGCTGCTGATGGTATAAGTTTTTCGTCTGGAGTTACTCCCCAAACGTTCCCGCTCTCAGTTACAGGAGTCCGGGGGCCAGGAACGGGGATAACAAATTTTTTACAAGCCCTAGAAGACGCAGGGTTAATAAATGATACCACAACAGCATACCCGGCGAACCCAAATTATGCCGTGACTAACCTTACTACCGATAGAGCGTACAATGCCGACGCGACAAGTGTTGATGAACTTGCCGATGTGTTAGGAACACTTATCAGTGATCTAGTTAACAAGGGGGTTTTGTCCTCATAAGACGCGGCCCCATATAGGGGCCTGAATACCAAAATCAAACCCACTGCCTGCTCATAAACTCAGAAACAGCAGAATTCGGAGCCCTTCTTTCCTCCGTGGCCTCCCTCCGAATCCGCATCTTTTCCGACAGGCACTTTTTGCAGGTTCGGTCAGGGTATAGATGCCCGCTCCTCCCGCATCTCTTGATTGTGAATGCTGGCTCTGGCAGCCATTGTTCGCACTCCTTGCACTGCAATTCACCGTCATCGTTTCTCGGTCTGCGCGTGGCCATCGCTTTCCTCCTCTGCCGGGCTCCTTAACTGCATTTCATACCCCCACATAGCTAACCCGACGCCAATAGCAATAACCCAATTGTGGTTAAACAATATTCCCCACCCAAGAGCGCCAATAAATAATCCAATATGCTTAAAGAGAAATTTCATCTTTCTATCCTCAAAAGTAGGGGCTATGCCCCTATGTGCTATGGTTAAACTACTTGATCCGAAGGCTTGGCCTGCCCTGTTCAATTCGAGCACCGGGCACCGCCTGGCCAGATTTTATAACATTGCCGATTTCAGTCTTTTTCGGTTCTCGCTTAACCTTAACGAATTGATCGGGAATGATGGATTCATCATCCACAACAACAGAATCGCGGCCCTTAGCGAGAGAAACGGCAATCTCTGCATCCTTGAAACGGGGAAGATTCTCCATATCCACGGATATACACAGCATGTTATCGTGTATATATTCCCTCAGACGAGCAGCCTTCGTTTCAATCGACTTTCGGCGTTCGGCCATTGATTACGGCCCAATATTTTCACCATCCCCAACATCAGGACCGGCGGCAGGATATGGGTTTTGTTTTCTGTATTCACCCCATGTGAATCTTCGGTTGCCGTGATTATCCACCGCTGCAAGGCATGATAATTTCCCGTTTTCGTCGAACTGGCTAAACCATACCCAATCCTTTAACTTTAGCTCCCAGGTTGCCCGGACCTTGTCTCCGTCAACTTTAAACTCATTCTGTGCTAGCCTGACCTGTATCACTGGGTAATCGTACAGCTCCCGACCGATCCCCCAGTTAAAGCAAGCTCGCTTGAATGAATCGCTCGCAAGCCCCTTCTTCGCTTCTGTGTTCGATTCTGTGCCTGTGTCTTCCTTGGACACCCACATACATTTTTCAGGGCACCAGATGGAAACCACACAGTTCCTATTACTGTCTTTGTGCTCCCGCATCCAGCCCAGGGGCCCGACCACTTCATCGAGTCGCTGTTGATCAACCCTGGCGTCCTTGTACGCTAAGATAGTAGCGTAGCCGCCTCGGTTTATGCTTTGCACCCGGAATTCTATCTGGTCGATTAACAGCGGTTTTGATAGCTCCTTAATGTCCACGGCTCAACTCCGTTTGCACTTGCTCCCACTCGTACTGGGTAGCGTATCCCCGGTCATAGTCGGGCGACTGTCCCGGCTTGTGATCTACACCATTCTGGCAATCAATCTGCCCGCGCAAAAACTCGCCGGGCTGGTTTACGATGTTAGTCATTTCTCAGCTCCTCAATTACCGGCGCATCAGGCAGGCGGCGATATTCACCGTCTATTACTCCATTCATCGCGAGAATACGGTCTGAGATCTCAAGCGCCCTTTCAGCCCAGGCGCGGAATTGCCATTGATCGGAACGGAACGGGTTGTCAAGATAGCCATGGTTGAACCACTGCTGCTGGCAAAGCTCTTTGACCGACTGCCACTCTTCACCGGTTACTGTTTTCATATTTGATCCTTATCTTTAGTCCATGCATCGTTTATGTCCCAATTCGCCGGGATTTGATCACACAAAATATCCAGCCACTCATCCAGAGTATCCGCCTGGATTGATTCAGCGGGGATATCAACTGTGAACTCCCCATAAAACCGATCACCTGCCGCCATGGCTTCAGCATCATTATTTGACCCAACCATAGTCCAGGATGATGGGATCTCAATTGATGCCTGCGCGTTGATGATTTGATGATTAGTTACGCTGAACTTCTCCCCCCAGAACTCATAGTCGTCTACGGACTTTTCGTTATCGTAAGTGATCTCAAAGTGAGATCTGGGTGCCAAAAACTCCACTCGGTAAGTTTTCATTCTGCCCATTCCCCCGCATTGAGAATTTGCTTGAGTTTCTTGGCCTGCGCGGCCCCGGCTGCGTCCCCGGCTGCGGCCCAGGCTGCGTCCCTGGCTGCGTCCCTGGCTGCGGCCCTGGCTGCGTCCCAGGCTGCGGCCCTGGCTGCGTCCCCGGCTGCGTCCCAGGCTGCGGCCCTGGCTGCGTCCCCGGCTGCGTCCCAGGCTGCGGCCCTGGCTGCGTCCCCGGCTGCGTCCC